CTGTTGAGTCCTCTACGCCGATCTCGACATCTGGATTCTGTTTCAACCATTCGCGCCAAGTGGCAGGAAGTGTCTCGCCTTTGATGCCGAGCATGATGTACGCCCAACAAGCCATATCGGATGCACCAATACCACGACCGTCGGACACTCGACGATTCTCTAAGCGTTCCCATTCAGAGATCGCAAAGAGGTTTGTAATAAGTAACTCTTTTTTGTCTCCGCGTGTGAGCGTGAGTTTGATCTTCACTTTGTTTCCTTTCGTCGGGCCAAGGAAGGCCGAAGATTATGGGTTGGTTACATCAGCAGAGAAGACGCCACCCATGAGGGTAATGTCAATCGACTGCAACTCACCGAGCGAAGCCGAGATGACTGGAAGCGTCTCAAGGTAGCAGTTGGTGAGTGTGAAGCCGGGGTTCGTTGCCGAGTCCACTGCCGAAGTTGGTTTCACGATTACGGTTGTCTTTGTGCCAACCAATGGTGCAAGTGTCGCGTAAGTGGCGGCGGCTTCGTAACTCAAAAATAAAGTCAGGGTACATTCGTTATCCTCGAGGCCCGCTGTGAAGGTGTTTGCCGTATTTCCGAAAACTGTGTCAGATAAAGCAGTGACAGTGCGATTCAGCGTGGCGGCTGTGCACCAGCCTGTGAGCGCGGTGCCGCCAAGTGTGACTGTCGGATTTGAGAGGATTGTGGAAGTTGCCATGATGAGTTACTCCTTGGAAGTGTTGGATTTAGTTTGACACATAATGAAGCCGAGAGTGTGGATTAGGCAGTCTGCACGACAGTCGTGACCGAGAGCTCATAGGCAGGAAGCGTCGAGCCACCGATATCTAGGTTTGTGGGGCGTCCAGATACCACGCCGATATTGAGCGCGTAGATCTGGGCGAGGATATTGAGCAAGCTCTTCTGGGCGTCTAGGTTGCCGGGGCCGAGCGTAATGATCTGCAAAGTGAAGTTCAACTTGGCGACATTGTAGTTGTAGCCGTCTATTGAGTCGATATTGACAAAACAAGAAGGCGGCGTGATATTGCGTGGGTCATTATTTATTTGGAGCCCTACGACCGTTGAAAGCTTTGCAACTAGATCGTCGTAGCCTTCGTTGAATAGATCTGTGTAGTTAGGGACAGGCATCAGGCGACCTGCGGACGATCAATCCCCAAGAGCTGGCGGATCATTCCGTTAAGACCCATAACTGGAGTTACGCCCATATTTTGGAACGAAGCAAATTGATCTACCGATCCGCGTTGGCGGTACAGCGCGCCACCGTACATCTGTGTCCCTAGGAATACATCTTGAGAAGGCACAGTCGTAAGCGAATCGACATACCCTGCTTCCATTCTTCGGCGCCACGCGAACTGCGAAGAAGCAGCCGCGCACACTGTCAGGAACGCGGCGTCGGCGGCTGTTGCTGTGCCTATGCCGATCCAGTCCTCAAGATTTGCAGCTGTTACCCAAGTGCAAGTCTGGGTTAATGTCAGCGTGCCAGAAGCGGCAGTCCGCGCAACATCGTCGGCGGTTTTTGCATAAAGCACCTGATTAGGAATACTGATTGCAGGATCAAAGAGCAGATCGCCTTCATCATCAGTACCTAAAAAGGCGTAATGCGGTAGCGCGTAAACAATGTAGGTTCCGTTGAAAGTCGCATCGACTCCAGTGATGACAACGCTTGCACCGACTTCAATCTCGGCTTCAGTAAGAAGCTGTAAGACCGCGTAGTTGTCGGTTAGTTGTTTGTGTGTGACCGTGTAGGCAGCCATAATCTTGGCTTACCTTTCGGATCAGACGAATGCGGCTTTGACGAACTTGCTCGAGTCAATCATCAGCGTTGCGAGGTATCCGCGGAAAGCGATTGTGCGAGACAAGGTTGAAGGTACATCGATCGAGATCGCGCCTTTTTGTTGCTCAAAGATTTCGTAACCAGATGCATCGCCAAGAATAATTGTGGCGGCAGCAAAGTTGCGATCAACAACAACCTGCAAGCCGAATGCGTTGCCGTTTACTTGTCCCGGTGCAAGATTGCCAAATGCGTTCATTGGGCCGATCTGTGGGAACAAAGGACGCTTTGACGAATCGCTAAGGCTAAGTAAGTCTCCCCAGATGTCTGGTGAAAGGAACAAATGTGTTGGCAAGTTACCGTTTGACGATGACAAGATTGTTGTCGCTGCACCTGCTACCCATGCTGCCCAAACACTTGGGTCATCCAAGTCAGCAGCGGTAAAGTTACGAGTAACTGTTGTGCCAGTCTTCAAGTTGTCTGCTGCGACATTGTCTGTTTCGTTGGCGTAAATGCGACCCATGTCATCAAGTACGAGACCGATGATCTCGGGTGTACTCCAGTCGATTGATTGTTCGGAGAGGGTTACATATCCACCGTAGGTACCTTTTGTAACTTGGTTGTCTGTCACGACATAAGTTCCTTGGGTGAGTGCGGTGTTTTCGGTTGCTTGGTTACCGATTGAAGTGTGTGTCGTTACTTCTGGGCGGATGAAAACTTTGCCGCCTTGTGGCATTGCTTTTGCGCCGATTGCGTCAATGACTGGACGACGACCGATGAAGTTGTTGTAGACAGGTTGAACGATTGGCAGTGGAAGTACGCCAGGAATATCCGAGGTGAGCACATTAGGTGCAGCTGCTTGGATGCCTTCGCGCATTGCATGGAATTGATCTCCGCCAACAAAAAAAGCCGAAATATATTCGGCGGCTGTTGGCATGTGAAACTCGCGCTTCGCGGTTGCAAAGATTGTTTGAGTTGCCTTTGATGCTTCAATTACGGCTGGGGCTTCGACTGTTTCGTTCATGGTTTCTGTCTCCTGTTGAGGTTCTTCTTGAATAGTAGTAACTTCTTCTTCTTCTGGGGTGGATGCTGCAACTTGCTGGATCGGGGCATCAAATGCGCCGCGGGCGACCAAACTAAGCTCGCTCCAACTAGCCGAAGTGACGATCATTGTGCCTTCTTTGTCGTACTTGAACTTGATCGGCTCGACGCCGACACTCACTTCGGGAAGCGCGCCGTCGCTCGCAAGCACCAAAGCCTCCGAGCCGAGCAAAGTGTCTGACACTTTTGCCACGAAAAGCATTCCTTCTGGCGTTTCCAAACGCTCTTGGACAATGCCGATGACCTTGCTTGAATCGTGGTACATCATCAGCGTCGGTGCGCGTCCGTCTACTGGAAGTGAGCCGGGTGCGAAGGCCACCATCGTCCCATCGCTCACTTTTGCGGGAGTGTTGTATCTGACCGCAATTCCTGAAATTGTGCGGCGCGGTGTTTCGCCTTCGGCGGCGTCAATCGTAAAAGTTTCGGTCGTAAGTCTGATCATAAGTGGATCCTAGTTTTCTACTAGCGCGGACAGTGGGATATCGGTTTCGTTCATTCGATCATCGCCGTTATTGGCGTCCATGTATGCCTCTGCCAAGAATGATTCCGTGTCAAAACAAACATAGGTTCCGTGAGGAAGCACATTGTCGGACGACAAGGTTTCGGTAATGCAATCTGCGAGGGCCTTACACGCGTAGGTCCAAAGGTCAATTCTAGATTGCTGGCTGGACTGGTATGAATATGCCCCGATAGATACCGAAAGCAAGTAAGACGGTACGCCAAGAATACGACCAAGATCGCGCGCCGAATAATCTGCGGACTCGATCATCAGCATCTTGTCCGGTGTCGCTTGCGTAGGGACATACTCTAAAAACTCATTGAGCGCGGCAGTGTTATTGCCAGAGGTGCGAGCAAGGTTGAATTGTGCTGCCAAGTCCGAGAGCTCCTGCGATGAAAGGGGTTCCCCTCCAGTCTGTTTTAAGTATCCGCTGGGCAGTACCGACTGGGACGCTCGAAGCCGTGACTCTTCTACGCGGAGGGCAATCTCTACAGCGCGCGCCCCAGTCGAGTTCAATGATTGCATCGGTGAGATAAATTGAATGACATCTCGCGGATCAAGTTGGATGCCGTTGAAGACAATCTGCTTTGATGGGCCGAAGAAGATTTCGCCCTGCTGATCGAGTGTTTGACACATCGCGGCTGGGAGCCTTGTAAAATTTTTTGGATAAAA